TGCTGTCAACAGATCATCACGAAAACGTAAAACGCAAAACTAATGGCCTGGGCCAGTACATTAGTACGAGCTTTTTTGTCTTTAAACGATGATGTTTTTTGAAAGGAGTAATGTAATAAGCGACAAGGGATGTGCAGGGATATGGTGGGATTATGCGGGATGCATATCTTTAAGATTATAAATAGTTGGAAATATTTTTGGCCCGTTTATTTGCGATTTTTATTTTATTTGTCGCCGAATAGCTTTCGCCGAAATCCTGTGGATAGAGCAATGTAATCGGAGACAAAATAGTAAGAAAAAAATAATTATTTGCTTAGTATTTTTCGCGCTTCGGTGAGATTATTTGACGCTTCAGAATAGCACCAAGTTATCGCACTATCAAGGGCAATGGTCCCCTTCAGTATTTCATGAGATGATGGATATATCTTATAAAAATTTTTCATAAAATCATCATATTCATGAACATAGGGTGCCTTGTTAAATTTTAAATTCCAAAAGGTAGCCGCCCATTTATATGCATCGGAAGTCTTTTCTATGGTCGTGGCTAACTTTCTATTTTTCTTTGCTTCTAATCCATCAAGATAAAGATTGACCTCGGCTTTGGCATCAGCATAAGCATTAATAAAATCTCTGCCCGATGGATTGTCCTTTGCGATTGCCTCAACTTTCATGAGGGATTTCATTGCATCTTTAGCCGACTGCGCATATAAAATGGTTGGCGATATTAAAAGAAACAACACAATTATTACTATTGATTTTCTCATTACGTCCTATCTCTCCATTTCCCTGGCGAACCAGATCACCTTGCCATTGATTTTTATCTTCTCTGTGTCAATTTCGAAGGGATTGTATTGTTTATTATCGCTAATAACAAGGAGTTTTCCGTCTGGAAAGACCGGCTGGACGCGTTTAATCATAATCTCGTCATCAATGGCGATGGCGTAAATTCCTCCCTGGGCCGCAACATTATTACGCCGGTGATCGACCAGAACCAGGTCTCCGCTTAATAACGTTGGCTCCATACTGTCACCTTCGACTTTGATCAGGGACATATTTTCCGGCTTACCCTTCCGCGTGATCCAGTCCTTCCGGAAGGCAATGCGCATATCAACGGCATTGTCTGGCTGAAGACCGCCTCCCGCGCTGATCTTTCCGTATATCTGACGGATGAAAACAAAATCATCGGCCGGGAACTCAGGCTGTAATTTACTATAATCCCACGTGTTTTCACAAATACTGACGAATTCTAATGGACCGCAAACCTCGGGAAATTTAATGCGGGCGCCAGGAAAGGGTTCACCCTTACCGAGAGTGAACCATTCCGAGTTAAAACCGTAACTCGCCATATATCCTAAGAAATCTAGACCAGGCAAAGTAATCATACGTCGATAACTGTTAACGGTGCTGGTGGCGCACCCCATAGCTTTAGCAATCTTTTCATTTGTCAACGAATAGTTGTTAGCAAGGTAGGTAATTGCCCACCGTACTCTTTCTTTCATCTTAGGTTCTTCGGACTGATTTAATGCTTCATTTGACATAAATTCAACCTTATTTTTTGACAAAAACACATTTCGCAGTTCCGTCCCGAACAGCGAAACGAACTCCGAAATGGCATAAATAGGATAATATCCTTTTTATATCGATAATTTATAAATATTTATAAGCAAAAGTATAAAAAACTACTGCGAAATTGAATTAATGCTTGACATAGACATTTAATCGGTTTATAGAACAATTCAAATAGCAAAATTAAACCTCAAAAAAAGGAGCGGTCAATAATGCCCACTAAACCCCAAAACATGAAGCCGGTTGACATCCGCATCGCCATGATGAAGGCCGGTATCACCCAGGCCCAGTTGGCCCGCGAGCTCGGGAAAAAATCGCCCCTCATTTACCACGTCATCGAGGGCAACACGGTTTCCGATTATGTGCGTCGGCACATCGCCAAGCGGATAGGTATCGACGTCAAACGCATCTGGCCTGATCCGTATCTTCTTTACGGTGGACCGCGCAAAGCTGGACGGCCGACCTGCGATGGGCAGCGAAGGGTGGCTTAGGAACGATCTTATTTTCATGGCTTCCTTATAACCTAACGAAAAAGGCTTTTCAATGGCTAAGTTGAAACAAAGAATAGACAACCAGGCATCACTTTTTGACCTTCTAAAAACTTACCAGGATAATATATCACGCCCGGCGGCCAGTTTCGATTTAGACAGACAATTCAGGGAGTCAATCAGCCAGGCGCTGAAGGATTGCCCATTATCGCGGTACCAAGTAGCGGCGCGGATGTCGGAACTCGTGGGCGGAGAGATTACAAAGACCATGTTGGATAGCTGGACGGCGGAGTCGAAAGAGGGTCACCGCTTTCCGGCTATTTTTTTGCCCGCTTTCTGCGAGGTGACCGGCTGCAGTGAGCCTTTAAAGATCATGGGCAAACCGGTTGGTGTGTTTGTGCTGCCGGGACCGGATGCGCTGCGCGCGGAGATACAGCGAAGTGAAGAAGAGATCAACCGGAAACAGGCGGAAAAGCGCAAAAGACTAATGTTCCTTAAAGAGATGGAGGGATGACAATGATTCTATCTTATATCAGGAAAACTGAAGATGAGACATTTAAAGGTGTGGATGCCCTGGAGCGTTTTTTTGATAGCCAGGGTCTTAAACGGGCGATCTGGATAGTGCTTCTCTTTTCAGCGATCTATTTCGGGCCAGTAATTTTCAACATTATTAATAGATAGGGAGCGGCAATGGTTGACAGGACGTTTGCGGCAAAGGAAATCGCGGAAATCACGGGTAAATCACAACGAGCCATAGAAATGAGAGCTAAGAAAGAAAACTGGCACTATATAGAGGATACCGGCAACGGCCGCGGCGGCAAGACCAAAAAATACCCTCTTTCCGGCCTGCCTTCCGACGTCCAGGAAGCGCTTATATATAAGGAAGGGGTCAATCCCGAAATGCTGCCGGCGCTCAAACCCTCCGCCGCGGCACTAATGATTAATAAATATAATGATGTGGACAATCTTTTCCCCACATTTGAGCAAGCCTTGACGCCGGTTAGCCAGGGCGGGCTCGATTTGCTGCACTGCGATCGCACGCCCGAGACCGCCATCCGGGAACAAGACCTCACCGACCCTCGCATCTGCAAGATTCTGGCGATCCTCCGTGAAGTCGACGCCATGCCGCGGGACTGGACCGGCGGCAAACGCAAATGGATCGAATCTGTGGCCATGCGAAACGAGGTCGGCTGGCAAACCATCTACAAATGGATAGACAAATACGAGAAAAAAGGCATTCCGGGTTTGCGCCATACGAAATCTTATGCCGATTCGCCGCGGGTCTGGTCTCCGGACGCCATTGATTTCTGGGTCAGTCTGTGCGGGAAAAGGGAACACCGCGCCGCCAATCACAAGGATCTATATGAAAACTGCCTGATCATCGAGGCGCACCGGCGCGGTTGGACCATCGGCGGTTATGAATCTGCCAACTGGTGGTTTGACAAGCGCTGGAATCCCGCCCTGGACGCCCTGCAACGCGGCGGCATGCGAGCCCTGGACAATATTCTGCCGCCGATCCTTCGGGACTATTCCGACCTGGCGCCTTTCCAGATCCTGGTCGGCGATCAGCACAAGTTTGACCGCTGGGTGATGGATGAGGAAACCGGCGAACTCTTCCGGCCGGAAGGTTATCTCTGGCAAGATCTGCGTTCCCGCACGATTTACGGCGCCGCCGTCGACAAGAAATACGACGCCTGGCTGATTGGCTTGGCCCTGCGCATCGGCGTGTCTTTCTATGGCGCTTTCGGCAGCATCTATACCGACAACGGGCGCCCGGAAATTTCGCGTTTCGTAACCGCCATCCTGGCCAATATGCGCGCCCACGGCATGGATTGGCAGAAGACCGACGAACTGGTCACGGACCTGCTGGACGTGGACGCCGAAGAGATAACGCCCTGCTGCATTTATCCGGGATCCCATCGCAAAGCGATCGTTAAGAACGCTAAAGCGAAAATGATCGAAGGCACATTTCATCGCCTCGAGCAGATCATGGCCTCCGTGATGTTGCTCCCCGGCCAGACCAAGAAACTGTCCGACGATATTCACTGGCAGGACATCGATCATCAGGAAGCGCAGAAACTTGCCATTCAAGGTAGACTGCTGACCAGCCGAGAGTTTGCGCTGGCCATGTATCAAGCCTGCGACTACTACAATAATAAAAAGGTCCATCGAGGAGTACTCGCCGAATGGTCCTGGCAGCCGAAGCCGAAAGAAGCAACGCCGCTCGCGTGTTTGCAGGCTTGCTATAACGACGGCTGGCGTCCGAAGAGAATATCCAATGACGCCGCCGATCTGCTTTTCCTGGCCCGCGACACGCGCGTGATCAATAAGGGCCAAATCAATCTGGCTAATGAATTCTACGTCCATGACGCACTCATCGAACTACACAAGCAGCGCGTGGATATCCGCTATAATCCTATGACCTACGCCGAAGTCCACGTTTACCAGGGTGGGCAGTATCTTTGCACCGCTTACCCGGTGGAACGCTCATCCATGATCGATCAGGATCTCTCTTCCCGGAAGATCGCCGAGAAGCGCGAACGGCGCCGCCGCTTTGCTGAAGAATTCAAGAAGATCTCTTCCATCGCTCCGGACTTCCGGCAGTACTCGACAGTCCCGGAAGCCGAGCGAGTTGCCGCCCTGATCGGTACCGAGCGCAAACAACGGGCTATCGAGAATAAGGAATTCACCAGGACACTGACCCAGGAGGAACTGGACCGCGGCGTTGAACAACTCGAGGTGCTGCAGCATCTGCCGGCGAAGAGCAAGAAGCAACTGGCTGGGCCGCGGCCGTCATTCTTTATGTCGGATGCAGCCCGCCATGACTGGAGCATCCTGGCCACGGTGGATGGAACCATATCGGCCGAAGATCGCTCCTGGATGCTGAATTACGAGGCTTTGATGGAGCCCGCAGCACGCGAACGGTGGGAATATGAGAGAGAGTGCCGCGCCCAGGAAGCGCAATTATAAAATTAAAAGGAGGGATCGCCTAATGAAGCAAGAATTTATCACGACCGGCAATACTAAAAAATTTGAGGAAATCTGCACCGAGTTGACTTCCACCATGTCTCTCATCGGGCCGTCGCTGGCAATGCTCACCGGCCCGGCCGGGCGCGGGAAAACAGAGGCAGCGCGGCATTATGCCGTTAACAGCGATGCGATCTATATCCCGCCGATGAACATCCGCAGCCCGGCGATGGTGCTGCGGGAAATAAGTTTCGAACTGGCTGGACTTCGGCCCGCGCGAACGGACGCCTGCCTCGCTATCATCGGCGAGGAAATGACCAAAAACAGGCGGCTCATCATGATCGACGAGGCTGATCTGCTCGAGATGAAATGTCTCGAGATGCTGCGCAACGTCAATGAGCGGTTCGCCTGCCCGATTATGCTGATCGGCGAGGAAGAACTTAAAGGGCGCGTTGGATCCCGGCGTCGCCTCGCCAGCCGGATCCGCCGCCGGATGGACTTCGGCCCTATCAATCAGTTTGACATCGCCCAGTTTTTTAAAACCGCCCTGGGCGTGAAAGCCGGACCGGATATCACCTCCATAATTCATAAGCACGCGAACGGCGACTGGAGACCTGTACTGACGGCAGCAATCGGAATTGAACGGGCAATGAAAGCCAGCAACGTAACCGAAATCACCGTGGAGATGGTTAGCGATGTCCTTAAAAATGGATGAGACTGATATCCGCGAGTTAGCGGAGAATTATTGCGCCACGGGAAAGAAAACGCCCAAGACCGGACTGGCCGCTACTATGCGCGAATGGATGAAGAGTCGCACGGGCACCAAGACGCAGCGGCGATTCACTATTGAACAGATGGCCGAGGCCCTGGGGATCGCGCCGGGTGATGAGCATCAAAAATTGCGTAATACCCTGGGCGATTTCGAGAACCGAAAAGAGGTCAAGAGCTACTTCTTAAAGAAACACAATCGGCGACAATATCTCTATTGCCACGATTGGAAGGCGGAGCTGAAGGGGAAGATCAACCGTAAAATCTTTAAGGCAATGTATGTCAGCCAGAACTTCGCTGTCACGGATATCCAGCGGCTTACTGGGCTCCAGGATCGCTGCTGGGTGGATAAAATAGTCCGCCAGCTAAAGAAAGACGCCCACCTGCAGCAGGTTCAGCGCCGACGATGTGCTCACGGCGCCGGAGCGGAGATTGTTTACCGTATCGTCGATCACGACAAATTTAAACTGGAGGTGATGAGGTGAATTCGCAGACCATTCCTGGCACCGACTTCCCTTTTACCGTCTATGAGCGCAAAGGCCCGCCGCCGTTAACCAATGACGCCCAGGCTCAGCAACGCCGTGGATTGCTGGCGAAAATCCACGTCGCCAAAGCGCAGATGCATCTCAACGAAGGCGAATATGAAATGATCCTGCGAGCGTTTAAGGTCTCAACCGCTGCGGATCTGACGATCCCCCAGCTGGAGAACATGGTTAAGCTGCTCAAGCATTACGGCTGGAAGGAAACGGTCATCAGACGAACAAAGAAAGGCGAAGATCCGCTACAACTCGCTGCATTACGGCACCGCTGCACTGAGATCGCCGAGGAAATAGAGAACGGGCAAAAGCGCCTGGCCGGACTGGCGCAGAAAATCTGCGGAACATCGCAACTGGCATGGTGCCGTGATGCGGCGAAACTGGAGCGATTATTAGCGGTGCTCGGGAAAATAAAGGAGGGAAACTATGACGAACCCAGATGAAAGAATCGAAATTGACAACTCGGGATATCGAGCCCGGTTGCTTGCCGAATTGACGAGCCATATCGGAGAGGCAAACGCTATCAGCATGCCCGCGCTTTACCAGGCTGTATATGATCGGCCCTGGGATAACAGGGTTAACGACACTCGCCGCATCCGCAAACTGGTCACCAATATGCGCGAGGACGGCGTGCCGATCTGCTCCGTGTCCACCACTTTCGGCGGTTATTACATAGCCGCTGCCGGCAGCGAACTGACGGCCTATCTGCGCCGCGACAAATATCGGGCGCTGCGCATTCTCCGGCGTGATGCGAAGATGATGAATACCACGCTGCCCAACTATCTCGGACAATTAAAAATCGAAGCGGAGGGCGGCGATGGCGAAGCAGCGTAAAACAGCGACCAGCCTCGCTTTAGAGGTTGTCGCCTCTAACGGGGCCAGTCCACAGAAAGCATCAATCCAGTCACTCGCGGAAGGGTTGCTTTCCTCTATTGCCTTCACGAAAAATATAATCGCCCAGGTGCAAGCCGAATATGAGGCGAAAGTCGCGGAGATCAATGAGTGTTATTCTGCAAAGTTAACCCCTCTACTTGGAGACCAGGCCGAAGATGAAAAGGCGCTTCTGGGCCACATGAAGAAATATAAGGCCGTCCTGTTCGATGGCACCGACGTTGTCAACCTCCCGCCCGGTTCCCTGATCCACAGTAAAGACGATAAAGTCAGCATTCCGAAGACCGCCCTGGCTGCGTGTGAGAAGCAGGGCTTTGATGAAGTGATCAAGACCGTCAAAAGCCTGGACCGGGAGGCCATTGAAAAGTGGCCGGACGCCCGCCTAGCGCTGATTGGCGCGGAGCGGAAACCGAAGGAGGTATTTTCCTATGATCTCAGAAAGTGAGGGCATTATAAATGAGGCATCACAAATCCCGAAAGAGAAAAGAAATTATTGCGATGGCCGGGGCAATTGCACAGTCGAGCACTATCCGGATGAACGAAACTGCTTATTCTACGCAGAACCGGAATCACCGCTCGCCCACTTCTGCCTCGTGTTTATCTGCGGCGAGTGTATGTCGCCGGAAGCCCGCACCGCAGCTCGTCAGGCGGCTGATTGAAGGAGCCAGACGCATGAAAGACTTTATTATTCCGAGGGGCCTTCTGATCAAATTATGGACAGAGCGTTATACACTGGAGATCGCGATAGCCGGGGCGTTATTGACCTTGTTCATCCTGATGGGTTTCCTCACCTGGCTGCACATGACTGCGCCAAAGACGATTGCCGCGCGGGTTGAGTATGCGCTTTATCTGGAGCGGGTGCAGCGGGCAAACTCAACGGATGCCGGGAAACGCGCCTGGCAGCGTCTGCACCGGCTGCATGGATCTCCGGGAGCGGTTATCTATCAACCGGGTCGGACGCCGTATTACGTCGATCGTCAGTGGAGGAATTGCTCGTTTATATGACGCCTGTCCTGACAGCGCCTCTTGAGCGTATCTGCGCGAACTGCCGGAATTACGGCTGGAAGAGTGGCAACCCCAAAGGCTGGCGCTGGGCCTGCTGCCTTCTAAAGAAATTCTGGTTCCCGGACAGTGAAGAGAAGCCGGGAGAACGGAAAGGATGTGAGGAATGGGAATGAAATTCAACTGTCCCTACTGTAAGAAGGAACTTAATATTATGGAAATTCAGATGGATAAAGACCTGGAATATATTTTCGCCGTGCTGCCGTCGTTTGGAACGCGGTATTCTAACCTGGTTATGGGTTACGCCTGCCTGTTCGGCGTGACGCCGTTTCAAATTAAGGCCAAAAAGATGCGGCTGATAATGGAAGAGATGAAGAAGCTCTTCGATGCCCAAGCGTTCACCTTCCAGAAAAAGAAATATGACATCACCCACGCGGGGATCGCCGAGGCCCTGGATGTCTGTATCAAAAAGAACTTCGAGCAGCACCTGGAAAATCACAATTATCTGAAAAAGGTAATGGTGGGGATCTCCGAACGCGAGGGCAAGGATAAATCCCGATCGGACGAAAAGGATCTCCGGAATCGCGAGCAGAAATCAATGGCGGGCTATGAACGTCCCGCGGGTGATGAGGACGATAATTCCGGATACCCGGAAACCAAACCCAAGACGTCGCCGCGGCGACCGTCCGCGGAGGATGCGGCGTTGAACCGTGCCCGCGTGGCGGGAATAATCAAGAGTATTGGGTAATGAGATGACACTCAATCCAGGGTATAAAGTAGTCTCCAATCGGAAGAAGATGGAATGTGATCCAGGACAAACATTCTCTTGCCCGACTTGTCGCCATATCATCCTAGAAGCTAATGCTGAACGATTCCGTATTAAATGCAAACATTGCGGTCAGTGGGTCTATGCGGAGAGACAGGACGCGGAATAGTGGTAAAATATTTTAATATAAAGTAAAATAAAAATAATTGCAAATTTTTTAAAAAAAGAGCTTGATTTTTCCCCTTCGCTATGTTTTAAGTCACAAACAGTGAATTGATCTTTACAATCTTAGAGGCGGCTGGACCGCCCATTTTGCAAAGAAGGCTCTTGAAGCCCGGTTGCTTCCCGATTTTCGGGACGGCAGCCGGGCTTTTTTCGTTTCAAGGCCCTGCAGGAGGATAAAAATGAAATGACTGAAACTGTAAAATACATAATTCGCTTCGGTGTTGTCCTGCTGATCGTCATCCCCATCCTCTATTTCACCCAGGGCGCAAGCGCCCCGCGAATTGTTTTCTATAAGTTGGCCCTGGCCTTTACAGGTGTCGGCACCGCCGAACTGGTCTGGGGTGTGTTTTTTAAACCTGTTTACGGACTGACAGAGAAGCTCCCTAATGAAGAAAAACTCAGCATTATGGTTTTTCGTGGCTTGCTTTACGCTGCTCTCATTCTGGCTTTTACCCTCGGTTTGTAGCGCGGAGCCGAAAGCAAGCTCAATTAACCGCTGCCTTAAATATCAATCCCAGGTGATCCGGGAGGCCCGCTATAACGTCGGCATGGATGCTCCAGCCGGCAACTTTTTAGCGCAGATTGAAACGGAAAGCCGCTGCGATCAGGGCATCACCGCATTTGACGGAGGCATGGGCCTCGGCCAGTTCATGCCGGAGACAGCGGAGTGGATCCAGAAGAAAGAAAAGACTCTGCAGGATATCGCCATGCAACCCGCGCCTTACGATCCGCGCTGGTCGATCCGGGCACTTATCCTCTATGATCGCTGGCTATATCAGCATACCAGTTGCCATGATTGGTATTACGCCTTCCGAAGTTACAATGGCGGTATCGGAAGGATGAACAAGGAAATCCAGAAAGCCGGGACTTGCGAATTTGCTCAAGTTGAAGCTGCCTGCAGCCGGCAGATCATCAAGATGAAATCGGGCCAGCTGGATATGTGTAAAGTCAACTGTGAATATCCTGTGAAAATCAGCCAGGCAGCCCGAAAATATCAGGACGTCTTGGCACAATGACCATGAGCGCTTATTAATCGGACGTGAAGACATGGAAGGAGAAAATAAAATGAGAAAGAAACTATTAAACAATATAGTCGGTTTGCTTTATGCGATCGCAATCGTTGTTGGACTCCCCCTGGCATGCTCGATGCCTTCTGTTCAGACGACTGAAAATGTCGCTCTGCAGATAGTGGCGCAGCGCATCGGGTTTAACCTTGCGAAAAACAACCCTTCTATCGTCCCCCAGGTTAAACTCGCAGCACAGGGCATCCTCTCGGGGAATACCGCCGATTTACAGAAGATGGCACTTCAAGCCGGAATAACGGCATTAACATTTCAGTTTCCAGGCGACCCGCTTTTGGCGGCAGACATCCAGCTTATCGAATCCGGTCTTAATCTATCGCTACCGGATGTAACCCTGACCACCGCGCAAATTACGCCACTGGTCAATGCATTTATCGCCGGTCTGGATGTGGGAGTGAAATAAACTGTGAATAATCTGGCTCCATATGAAGTAGTCAAAGACCTTTTTCGAACGGGTGATGTGATTGAATATCACGGCTTTGACGCTCCTGGTCCTGAAATCAGATTCCGGACAGGCTATGACGTAAATCATTCCGAACTCGTCGTGGTTATGAAGAGCCCTTATACGGGCGTAATGCGCAGATATACGCATGCGGCATTATCGCCTGGTTTCATGCCTACCTACTTATCTAACACCCTCGCCAACTATAACGGCATTGCTTACTGGTATCCGATCCGCGACGAATTTGTGAAGGACATACCGGACATCGAAGCCCGAGCCTTCGAATATCTCGGCGTCGGTTATGATTACACCGGTCTCGTGAAAAATCTCTTCGGTCGGACCCCTATAGAAAAGGGTCTGATGTTCTGTTCGGAAGCGTGTCAGGTTTGTTGGGATTTAGTTCAGGAGGGAGTGGCCTGGTGGCCTGGAGAACTAATTGAAAAAGGCCAGAGATGGCAGCAACCCCGATACCAATTGATTGGATAGGAGAGACATTATGAAAAACTGGAAGACAACATTAGCCGGATGTGTTTCGGCGGCGCTTTATGCAGGACTGGCAATATTGCAAACCGGTAAACTCGATCCTAAAGATATCGCTCTGGCGGCGGGAATTGCGGCTCTCGGTTTCCTGGCCAAAGATCTGAATGTTACCGGCGGATCAGTAAAACAGTAAATGGACATTTTCGACCAGGCGCAGGCGAACGATGAATTATTCCGGCAATCGGCTCTGAATAAGCACTTTGCCGAAACACGAAATAAACCGGCCGAGGGCCTCAATCATAGTGCTTGCCGCCCCAGCAATCTGGCGGGGGCGGCGCAAGCCAGGATTTGTGAGGATTGCGGAAACCCGATACCGGCGGCGAGGCTCAAAGTAAACCCACAGGCGACGCGCTGCATCGGTTGCCAGGAGAAAATAGAACGGAGGAACAAAAATGGATTCGTTTAGTTTGACGGCCGTCCTAAAAATCTTAAGCGACTTCGGCATGGTCGGCCTGGTCATTTTCATGTGGTGGTCGGATAACAAGCGTATGTGGGCCACTCTGGCTCGATATGAAAAGGACATGCAGGAACAACGAGAGATGTATAAAAGCAACGTATCCCTTTGCCGTGACTTCGCCGGGATCGCCACAGACTTGCGGGATATAGTTTCCCTCAACATTCAGACGATGACGCGGGTTGACGACGGTATCCGACAGAATCAATACTGCCCGATGGTGCGCATCGACCGCGTAAAAAAAATGACAATACCGGAGAAAGACAATGGGTGATGAACGTCTAAAATTTCTGGGGCGGCGCGGCGAATTGGAGATGGAAAAAAAGGCTCTGGAGATCCGCATTCAGGGGCTTATCAGGAATCTTCGCGATGCTCTGGATCCGCTGGTCGCCGTCGAGGATTTGCGCCCGGATGCCATTTCCGCCTGGTCGCTGGAACTCAACGCGGCGCGTGAACGATACCGTGAAGTTGTCGCGGCGCTGAAGCAAATCAAGGACCTCATAGGATAACCGCATGCCGGCACGGTCGAAAATAAACTTACTGCCCGATGATCTACGCGCTGAACTGGAACGACGACTGATAACCAGCGGTTTTTCCAATTATGACGCTATCGCTCAGTGGCTGCGGGAGCAAGACCAGGATATCTCACGCTCCGCCGTACATCGATTCGGGCAGGATTTCGCGGCAAAATGCGATGCAATCAGGATCGCTACGGAGCAGGCAAAAGCAATCTGCGCGACCGTGGGTGATGACGAGGGCAACATGAACGAGGCCCTGATCCGCTTGATCCAGCAGCTCAGTTTTGACGTCCTGATTAACAATCAGGATGCCGACGTGGCCGCACTCTTGCCAAAGATGGGCGTCATGATCGCTAAACTCAGCAAAGCCTCGGTGGATCAGAAGAAATGGACTGCGGAAACCAGGAAAAAAGCGGCCGCAGCCGTGGAAAATATCGAAAAGAAGACCGCTGAAAGTGGCAAAAAGTCGCTGGATCCTGAAACACTTAGGATCATCCGCGAGGAGATATATGGCATCGTCTAAAAAACCGGCCGTTCCCTTAACCGAATATCAGTGCAACTGGGTGAAAGATAAGAGCCGATTCAAGATCGGTGTCCTTACCCGGCAGGGCGGCAAATCATTCGAAGCCGCTCTCGAGTGTGTTGATGACGGGATGGAACACAAGACGATGTGGGTAATCCTCTCCGCCGGCGAGCGGCAATCGAAGGAAGTCATCAATAAGTGCGCCATGCACGCCCGAGCCTATGGCCTGGCCGTGCGCGAACTGGAATCTGACTTCGTGGTCGATAAGGATACCAAATACAAGCAGCTTGAAATCGTACTACCCAACGGCACGAGGATTGTCGGCCTGCCGGCAAATCCGGACACGGCCCGTGGCTGGTCGGCAAATATCATCCTGGACGAATTCGCACTCCATAAGGACAGCCGGGAGATCTGGAAGGCGCTCTTCCCGACAGTCACCCGCGGCTATAAGATCCGCGTAATATCCACCTTCAAGGGTAAAACTAATAAATTTTACGAGCTCTTTTTCGGCGCCCCGACGCTGCAGAGTTACAATGGCCGCGACTATGAACACAAGGGCGAAAAAGGCGGCTGGTCGAAGCATTTCGTTAACATTTACCAGGCTGTCGACATGGGTCTGGAACTGAAAGATGACCAGGGCAAGTCCTGCGATCCGGAAGATCTGCGGCTCGCCCTGAACGATGATGATGCCTGGGGCGAGGAATATGAGTGCGTGCCGTCCGATGAAGTATCCGCCTTCCTGACCCACGAGTTGATTTCCTCTGTCGAGGACGTGAAGGTCAATGGGGATCCGGCCTGGGTGGCGATGCTCATCAAGGCAGCCGAGGAGAATTATAAAGAATTCAAGCGCACCAAGATTGCCCCGCCGCTGCCGACACATATTCTGGCGAAGGTTGAATTCCTGGGTGAATTGTACGCCGGGATGGATATCGGCCGAAAACGCGATCTTTCCGTGATCTGGCTCGATCAGAAGATCGACAACGTCCTGCGGCCCGCGGCGATCATTGAACTCAAGAGGCAACCGTTTTTTATCCAGGAGCAGGTGCTCCATACGATTCTGGAACGAAAGGAACTACGTCGTGTATGCGTTGACGAGACGGGTATCGGTGCTCAGTTGACCGAAACTGCGCAGAATCTTTACGGGAGCGGCCGCGTGGAAGGCATAGCGTTTACAGCGGAAAGCAAAGAGACCCTTGCCGTCGGCCTGAAACAGAATTTTGAGGATCGCGGCAGCGTTATCCCGGCAAACCATACGATCCGGGATTCCCTGCACAGCGTCAAGAAATACGCGACGACTACCAAGCATTTCCGGTTTGATGCCGAGCGCACGGAAGCCACGGGCCATGCCGATCACTTCTGGGCGAAGTGCCTGGTCGTGCAGGCGGCCTCCAGCAATGTGACGGCGGTATGCCTCGGCCGGAATCCGGAAAAACGCGAAACGCCGATGGGAAGACCGATGGCGCAGCACAAGGGCGGATTTTTTGGACGATTCAGTCGCAAAATTACGATGGATGAAAAGGCGGCATAATGGGTTTACGTGAAGGCATAGCAAAGATAATCGCGCCGGGATTGAAAAACGAAGCGGAATTGCGGGCGTCGATGGCCAATGAAATAAAGGCGATGGTGGCCGAGCAAATCACCAAAGCCAAGATGGACATGCCGATCTCCGTTAACTACGATCCCAAGAACGAAGGCTACCGGCGCGTCTCCGACAGTATTTATACCCGTAACCTGCTGCCTGTTCAGCAACAGCGGATGTTCGAGATCTGCTATTTCATGTTCGATTCCTCCGCCATGTTCAAACGCCTGGCCCAGATGGATAAGGGCTTCCTGTTTTCCGGTCCCGTAAAAGTATCCTCCGAAGACGAGGATGTCCAGAACGTCATTGATAGATTCTGGAACGATTCGGAAAACTGCATGGCGATAAAATTCCCCGAACGGGCGATGTGGCTTTCCGTTCTGGGAGAGCAATGCTGGCCCGTGGAAGTCAATCCCTACAATGGTTTTGTCCGCATGGGTTATGAGGACCCGGCGCTCATCAAGGATATCTGGGTCAATCCTCTCAAGATCGATCAGCTGATGCAAGTGGAGATGATGGGACTGGAAGGCCGCGCCGGAAAAAAATACGCCATCATCCGCAAGGATTATAATATCAACTCCAAGACTTATGACCGCCTGGTCGGCGACTGCTTTTTCTTTGCCATCAATAAGCCGCCCAATTCCGCGCGGGGACGTTCCGATTTCATGACCCTGGTCGACTGGATCGATTCCCTCGAGCGCTACGGATACAATTACCTCGAGCGGGCGGAACTTATGCTTAATTTCGTCTGGGATATCACGCTGAAGGGCGCGAATGCCGACCAAATCCAGGACTTTCTCCGCGACAATCCACCTCCGGAGCCTGGATCCCAGCGAGCGCACAATGAAAACGTGACCTGGGACGCCGTATCGCCGGAACTGAAAGCACAGGATTTCAAAAGCGGGTTTGAAATGGGGAAGTCCTTCGTGATGGGCGCCGCCGGCCGGCCGGAATCATGGTTCGGATCGGGCGGCAAGATGTACCAGACGGAAGCCGACGCCGCCCTGCAGGCTCCGGTAACCGATCTCGAACAACGGCAGGAATATCTCAAATATCAAATAAGATCGGTCATCCAGTTTGCAATCGACCAGGCGGTGAGTCACAGCACCTTGACGCCCGCGCAGGCGGAAACGGGTTTCTCCATAACCATGCCGGAAGTTTCCAAGAAGGATCTGGCCAAGATGGGCAACGTCATCCCTCAACTGACGACGGCTCTGACTCTGGCTGTTAATAATAAATTTATCAGACGTGATACTGCGATTCAACTCTTCGCATTCATGGCCGGTTATCTGGGCTATGAGGTCGACGCCCAGGCGGAAATCGACGCAGCGGCTGCAGAATTGCCGCCTGACCAAACAGACTATGAAGCGCTGCTGAAAGCAGCGAAAGAAAAGGGACAGGCCAATGCCGCGACAAACATCGTATGACAAAAAGGTTGCGGAACTGATCGCGACCGCCGAACAGATGACCGATGACCAGGTCGTCAAGGCTGTTCAGTTCCTGGACCGCGCCCGACAGGAAGTCGCAGCGGCCGTCGGCACGACCGACTGGCAACTTTATCATCTGCCTCAGTTGAAAACGGCGATCGAGAGAGCCATGCAGGAATTTACCTCGCGTTATGGGATCCAACTCAACCGCGATCAATCGGAGTTCTGGAATTTTGGCCAGACGATGGTGGATGAACCGCTGCGAGTGGTTGGCATCACGGCCGCAATCCCGGCGATCGACACGACCATTTTCAGCGCCATGCAAAATTATTCGAAGCACCTGATCGACTCCCTGGGAGCGGATGCGACGGCGAAGATCTACAGCGAATTTGCCTCGGGTTTGATCGGGCAGAAATCGCCTTTTGAAGTCATGCAGGCCGTAGGCTCAAATCTCAACGATAAAGGCATTTTCAACTCGATTGCTGCCAGGGCGGAGACAATCACCCGGCAGGAGACCGGCCGGATCCTGGAGGAGGCCAGCCAGGCTCGGCTGGAAAAAGCGGCCGAAGTTGTGCCGGGATTACAAAAGATGTGGCAGCACGGGACGTCAAAAGTACCACGGTTAACTCATCTTGCGGCGGAGGGGCAAGTCCGCGATGTGAATGAACCATTCATGGTCGGAGGCGAGGCCCTGATGTACCCGCGGGACATGGCCGGATCGCCCGGCAATACGATCAATTGCAGTTGTTACACCGTGCCGTACATGGCCGGATGGTCCGGAGAAGAGCAGGCAGCAGCATAGGATATTACAGAACAAGGGGTTGCAACCCCTTGTTCATAACAACTAAAGGAGGAATCAAAAGATGGCGGACAAGACAATCGGCGACAAATTAATAGCGGATGCCTGCAAGGCATACGGAATCGGCCCTAAATTCGTGGCGGCCAGCAGATACGATGACGACTCTCAGACGGCGATCATTTTAACCAATGGCGGATCAAAGGTCAGATACAAGGACGGCGACAAGCCCACACCGCTGGATGAAATCTCCATCACCGGAATTAATCCGGCAAAGCGTAAATCCATCACCGGAAAGAAATAACATACCCTGGCGGGGCAGGATTGAGGCAAACGGTAGAGCAGAGAAGGAGACGGCAAGTGAAAAAAACAAAAAAAGAAAACGGCGTCGATTATCCGGTAGGGGCCTATCTTTACGTTCCGGATCCGGCAAAACCCGAGACCTGGAAATTACGCTATAAAAATTACACCGACGGTAAACTGAAACTGGATCCCGAGCAGCTGGGTAAAGTAGTTGCCGCATTTTCTCCCGGAGGCTTCCGCGGGCAGAAAGTAGAGATTCCGGACGCGGACAAAAAGAAAATGATCACTAAGATCCGCGGCATCTATACCAAAACGCTGAAAGTTAAGGAAGCCGACATGCCGGAAACTCTGCGCGTGACGCAGGACATGAGTTTTGCCGATATCCGCAGTGCCCTTTGGGACGCCGTTCAAGCTCTCAATCCTAACGATGACATCTGCATCGAGGATGTTTATCCGGACTACGTGATCTATGAACAGGGCGATTCCTTCTTCAAATGCTCTTATTCGATTCTCGATGGAGTTGTAACACTGGGCGACAAGCCGGTGGAAGTGGAAGAGACATGGATCGAGGCGCCGCGGGTTGCTCAGGATGAAGAATTTTCTCTGATTCTCCGACTCGGGCAGGCGTTGAATCCGGAAGGATCTTCCTGGGAAGTTGTGATTTGCGAACCGGGATTCACGAAAAACGGCTGTTATATTCCCGATGAAATATTGCGCCAGGGCGCCGCGGTCCAGTTTGAAGGCCTCGATGTCAATCTCTATGATTTGCCCCAGGGAGCAACCCATGTACCCGGCCCATTGTTCGATATCAAAAGCCTCCTGGTGAAAAACAAAGTCGGCTGGCTGGATACGGTCCGGCACGTTGCCGGCAAGGGCCTGGTCGGTATTGTGCATTTTCTGGATAGTGCCAAATGGCTGGGCAAAAATATGCTCGAAGCCATGAATCAGGGCAAGAGTATTTATGGATTATCCTGGGACGCGCTAATCCGCGGCGCCCAGGCAGTAATAGAAGGCAAGAACGTATTACGGATCGACGGTTTCAACAGAGCCGATTCGCTCGACGTGGTCAGCCGTCCCGCTGCGGGCGGAAAATTTATCAGGGCAGTGGCTGCGATGCCGGCCCAAAACGAGGAGGATAAAATGAAAGAAATGCTTTTGAAGTTGATCCAAACGAAGCGGCCGGACCTCCTGAACGGCAAAGATGTGGCGACAATCACCGATCAGGAATTGGAAGGATTAGCCAGGATGGCGATGGATGTGCAGACACCGGCTATCGATCCGAAAAACATTGTCACTAAAGACGACCTCGCAGTAATACAGTGCGGGATGGCGCTCAAGGACAAACTGGCGGATACGACCCTCGGCCTGCCGCCGATCGCCTTAGAGCGCATCAAAAAGACATTCGAAGGGCGTGTTTATATGGCCGCGGATCTGGACAAAGCCATAGCCGACGAAAAGGATTATCTGGCCAAAATCAGCACAGTGCTGATTGTGGACAGTATTCCTGCAGGGTCGGTCACCGGCGGCCTGGGATCATACGAACGTGCCTGCATGGCAGCCGATCGGATGTTCGGCCTGAAAAAAGAAGATATGATCAACATGACGAAGTTGACCACGCTGGACAACAAACCTTTCTTCACTGACGTCCGCAATGTCCAGGACTATGACGAATTCGATAAGGTTCCGGCATTTTCCAGCATCCGGGAAATGTACACATATTTTACCGGCGACCCAGAAGTCACAGGCCGTTTCAACCGGAAGGCGCTCCCTCCTGAGTTGCGAAAATCGATGGACTCCATCAGCAGCGCAACGTTCACCTACGTTCTGGGTAATACTCTGGGCCGCAGATTGGTTGGCATTTACCGGGCGATAGCTTACCTGGAAGAGTTGCTGATCAGCGTGAAAAAGCCGGTCCGCGATTTCCGCACCCAGGAAGCAGTACTCGTCGGCGGGTTTGCCGATCTGGAAACGGTCGATCCCGAAAGCGGAGATTATCAGGAAGTTGCCGGCGTCACGGACGAAGAGTCCAGTTACACCATCGGGCAGAAAGGCAATATCCTGAGCATTACCCGCAAAACAATCATCAATGACGATATCAGCATTATCCAGCGCCTGATCAACGGCCTGGCACGGGCAGCCCGGAGAACCCACGCGAAATGCGTCTGGGGTCTCTACATCAACAATGGCACCTGTACCGACGGCACAGCCTGGTTCACAGCCGGTCATGGCAATCTCGGATCGACCGCGTTGTCTTATGTTACGGCGCTGGCCGGATATAAGGTCCTGGCCCTGACAACGGAAAAAGATTCCGGTGAACGCCTCGGCCTGCTTTCTGACCCGAGCGTGAAACCTAACCTGGTCGGCCCGGTGGATTTGATGGAAACGATCAATAAAATCGCCACCGAACCTTTCTACTACACGACCAACGATCTGACGAACAAGACCCCGAACCCTCTGTTGAACAAGATCACTCCCGTTGTCAATCCGCTCCTCACCGACACCAACGACTGGGGTCTGCTGCTTCCTCCGCAGATCGCCGACATGGTGGAAATGGGGTATCTCAACGGCCGGGAGGATCCGGAACTGTTTGTCGCCGACATGCCGCAGAGCGAGCAGGTCTTCGTCGCGGATAAGATCCGTCACAAGATCCGGCACGAATATGCGGGCGCCGTGATCGACTGGCGAACTGGCTATAAAGCCGTAGTGGCGTAAGTACAAAATCGACAGGAGTAAAGAGTAAATCTTGTAAAACTCAGGCAGGGGGGTCAGCCATAAAATAGCCTGCCCCCCTGCCTTAACCAAGCAATTTAGGAGGAAAAAATGAGAAAGGGATTCGATAAAATATTCAGTGCGCTGTTTGTGCTGGTGTTTCTGTTTATCATCATCGCTTCGGTGTCGACAGACGCATCCGCCACCACCTATAACATCAAGCAAGTTGTATCTCATTTCTACGGCACGGCAGGCGAAACCCTGACTACGGGTAACGTGGTTATGATTAAGGATGCCGACGGCTACGCCTATAAAGCAAATGCCAGTGACAGTACATTGCGTCCAGCGGTCGGCATCGTTGGCAAGGGTGGTAACACCGGACAGACCGTGGAAATTATAACCATCGGTGTGCTTTCCGGCTGGTCTTCACTTGCTGAAGGCGGAACGGGATTTCTAGCGACAAGCGCAGGAGCGGTAACGCAAACCGAACCTGCCTATGCTCAGAAGATTGCCAGCGCCATTTCGACAACCGCCTATATGTTCAACTTCGCGGCACATCCGGCGGTCGGATATTATAATGCAGGCACCGGGACCGCCAGCGCCAATACAAATAAACGATCGAGCGGATTGTTTTATTCCGGATCAATTACGATAACCGGCGGTACCAGTGCTGTCGTCGCCGGTTTATCGCCGCCCTTTACAAGCACGAGCACGTATAATTGTCTTGTCGCACCCGTGGTAGTCGCAGGAACGTCGATCCCATTTTTCTGCGCCAAGACGAGTAGTGCGTCAATCACTGTTTCAACTCCAACATCGACGACGGCCACCGTAGATTACATCATTGTGGGATATTAGCGGGATGATGATACTTCGGAAAATACGCCCCGCCCATATTTTTGCGGGCATCTTCGCGTCGAATCTTGTCGCTCTTTATTTTGTTCTGGGATCTCCTTTTCAGGATGAATGGAGGGGCAAAGCGCGGGCTCATAATAATCTTGGGCAAGCGTACCAGAACGCCGGGCGTATCGCGGACGCGAAGCGGCAGTATATGCTCGCCATGCGTAAGAAGCCGAATTATTCCCATCCCTATATCAACATGGGGACGATTCTGGTGATGGAAAAAGAAGATGCCGAGGCGGCGCTGTTGTTTCAACTGGCGCTAAAAATACAGCCCGATAGCAGCGAGGCCATGTACAATCTGGGAAGTTGCTTAATGCGCCTGACCAGTCTCGACGAGGCCGCCGAAAAATTTATCGAGCTTATCCGGATGAACAAGATGGTTGCCGAATCACATAACAATCTTGGCGTCATTTGGGTAAACCAGGGACGATTTGCTGAGGCAATTATCGAATTCCGGGCAGCGTTGAAAGCGGATCCGACTTTTGCCGAGCCGTTAAAGAATATCCTGCGCCTTACCGGGCAGGAGGAGAAAGGATAATATTCCATGAGCGCGGAGATTGACCACTCCGCGAATCTCCTTTCCGGCGGATGACTCGAAGCATCCGCCGGTTTCCAGGGACGGCAAACGACCAATTTGCCGGATCCGGAAGCCGAAAAGACGGGAAATTAGATAAGTTGTCGCCGATTGCATTACGCTACAGCAGGAGGTTTCAAGATGATCGATCGCGTTAAAATGCGTTTTAAGGCCCCGATCTCAAAAAAAGCGACCCATTGGGCATCCAGGGGGGGCAAAATTGAAAACAGACGGGGTATTGCGCGAAGCTTTATGGCGTTTACGATTATCCTGACCCTGATTTTTGCATTTTTCACATCCGCCCAGGCCGAAGATCACAAAACTCGCACCATCACCCTGCTATCCTCCGGGATAAAAACCGCCTCGACGGCGCAATCGTCTTCTTTCGATGTATCGTCTTATGCCGAGGGGCAGATCTTCGTCGACGTGACTGCGGAGGGTGGTACCTCAACCCTGGATATCACCGTCCAGACCTCTCCGGATAACTCGACCTGGTACACGCACACGGCCATGACGCAGATCACATCGACGGGGCAGTACCGGCAGGTGATTACCAACTTCGGCAATTATCTGCGGATTAACTATACCGTCGGCGTGACGTCGTTCACCTTCTCGGTGGTGGGAGTGTTTAAGAATTGAGCGCGTAAGCGCGAAACCCGGCGCATGCCGGGTACGGAGTAAGGCGCACAAATGACCACAAGACAAGATTTTATCACTGCGATCGGGAGTCTGGTAAAGGGCGACTTTCCGCTGGGTGAACCGGAAAAGATTCTGGCGCTGAGCAAGGCGGTCAAACGCTACTCACAGGACCGGCCGCGGGAAGTTGTGGAAGACGAAGTCGGGAACGGCACTCCTGACTATGCATTGACGCTCCTAGCATCCTGGGCGGAAGGCTTTTCCACGGTCAAAAAGATCGAATATCCGCTCGATGCGCTCGATGACGACGATGCCAACACTCTCCAGGAAGATTCCTGGAAGATTTACAACAAACCGGCCGGGAAAGTGATCCGGTTCGTGGATGATAAACCCGTGGCGACGGAATCCATGCGCATTACCTATACCGCCCTGCATGTCTGCGATGATACGCAGTCCACAATTCCGGTCGCGGACGAGGAAGCGGTGCAAATGCTCGCGGCATCTGGGTTCTGCAATATGTTGGCCACCTATTATGCCAATTCCCAGGATAGCACAATTCAGGCCGATTCCGTCGATCACAAAAGCAAATCAGGAGACTATGCGGCCAGGGCGAAGACCTACCGCCAGCAATATTTTGACCATCTGGGCCTCCAGGAAGGCGAAGTCCCTCCGGCGAGTGTGACGCGCGACCAGGATACACGGCCCAGTTGGAGGAGTGATCAATTAACGCACCCGAGGAAATTCAGGTAATGGAATTTAAAATTACCGCCGACATGAAAGAAATGGAGCAGCTGATAGCCAAGTGGCCGCAGGCCGCTCATGACGCGCAGGTCTCGCGTGTTACAGAAGCATCGCTTCTCATGGAAGGTGCAATCAAACAACTAACCCCTGTCGGCGCCGGGCCGATCCATTTACGAGATACGATATTTCATAAGATCGAGGCCTTTGGAGAAAATGTCTGGGGTCTGATTTCGACTCCGGCTGTGTATGGTGAACCGGTGGAGCTGGGCACGCGCCCGCACTTCCCGCCTGTGGCTCCCATTCAACACTGGGTGGAAAAGCAGATGGGCCTGTCCGGTAGTGAAGCTAAATCCGTCGCTTTCCTGATTGCTCGCGCGATATCAAAACGCGGCACAAAGGCGCAGAAAATGTTTACGATTTCCGTGGAGCAACATGAGGCGGACGTTATCCGGATCCTCGAGCAGATCCCGGCGGATATTCTACAGAAAGTGACGAAGGGGCATTAAATGCCGGTATTAGACGACATTCGCGAGCAGATCAAGGTCATCCTCCAGGGAGTGCCGGGGATCGGCGTGGTGCATGACCACGAGCGCCTGGCTGTGGACATAAATAAGATGCTGAAGTTATTTCAAACCGCCGACGGCACGATTAACACGGTCATGTTCCGGCGGGAAAAGATGGCGAAGAAATCGCTTTCCCTCGGGGCGCCCAAACAGCGGGCTCACGTCTTTATCTTCCGGGCGATCAGAGGGCTCCAGGATGAGCAGGCAACCGAACTTATCTTTGACACTCTGCTGACAGCGATCGAAGAGACCTTTGATGCCCACGACGATCTCAACGGCACGTGTGAATCGTGCGACATGGATTTTGGACCGATGGCAGGACTGAGTGGAATGCAGATAGATTTAAGCGAAAATCGCATGTTCGGCGGCGTGCTTTGCCATTATGCCGAACTGCGTTTGCAGGTAGTAGAACGGCACACAACATAGGAGGCCATGATGGAAGACAATTTCAATACCGGCGGAACGCATTACCAGGACGCAGACGGCAAGGAAATCAGCCAGGAAGAATACCTAAAGCTGACGATTCCTGCCGACGGCGCTTCGGATGTTCCGGCACCGGATAAAAAAGAGGGAGGTAAAAAGCAATGATAGTAAAACGAGCCCAACTGGCCGCCAAAGCGGAAGTAACCGAAGGTTCAGCGCAAGTCTTAGCCGGCGTAGATGCCTTCCCGGCCCAGAATATTACTTTTAATCCGGCAATTGCGATGGCCGAGCGGCCGAATATGTCCTCATCGCTTTCAGTGTGGCCACAGATTCCCGGCTCCAGGCAGGCCACGATGGACTTTGACATGGAGCTGAAGGGATCAGGCGCGGTGGCTACCCCCCCGGCCCTGGGCAAACTACTAATAGGTTGCGGCTTCGCGGAGACTATTGTTGCCGCGACCTCGGTTACCTATAAACCGGCGTCTACAGGGATCACGTCGGCGACCCTGGCTATGTATAACGATGGCGTCATATATGGGTTATTCGGCGCCCGCGGCGATGTCAGTCTGAAACTGGATAAAGGCAAACCGGGTCTGCTGCATTTTGTCTTTACCGGCGCTGATTTTACCGTCACCGATGGGGCGATGCTTACGACCGGCGTAGCCTATGAAAGTACCGTACCCAAGCCTTTCATGGCAGCGACAATGACGATCGATTCCTATGCCGCCCTGGTGGGCTCAATGGAATTCAAGATGAACAACGAAATCAGTGTTCGCGATGATGCTAATGCGTCATCCGGGCATAAAAGCGTTGTCATCACCGGACGCAAACCGGCGCTCTCAATCGATCCGGAAATGGTCCTGGCCGCCACTTACGACTTCTTCGGAAAGTGGCGCAGCGGCAGCACCGGAGCACTGACCCTGGCATTGACCGGAACGGCTGGAAATATCTGCACGATCACGGCTCCGGCAGTTCAATATACCGGCGGTAAAATGGCCGATAAAAGCGGGCTGCGCTCCCTGGGCATCGATTGTCAGCTCAACCGCAATGCCGGCGACGATGAAATATCAATCGCGTTTACCTAATAACTGGATACCGGCCATCGCCGGAATGACACAGAGGGAATTATGGAAGAACAAAAATATACAATCGGCGACAAAATTTACACTCAGCGGCCGCTGGTGCTGGGGCAGGTAAAGCAGTTAATTGACCTACTGCGCGGCACAACAATCCCGGCCAACTCCAGTGGGGTTGAGTTAATAGGCGCTTTGGGCGAAAGCCTCCCCGTGGCGCTGGCAATAGTGCTGACGGAAGAAGGAAAATCGCCCGGTGACAAAGACATATTTGAACTTGCTCGCGAACTAGAATTTTCCGTTTCTCCGGAAACGGCGCTGGATGTAATCGACCATTTTTTCGCATTGAACCCGATGCCCTCACTCTTGAAACGCGTCGGGGACATGATGCTCAGCATCACGCAGACGATGGGCCAGACGGGGATTTTATTACAGAAATCTGCGTCCTCCTCACCGACGGGCGAATTGACAAGCGAGACTGGGTCCTCTGGCACATCACACTGAAAGAAGCGCAGCAATGGGCAAAAGAAGTGCTGAAACAAAAATATCAATGGATGGAACTGCTCTTCGGCCCCAGCGATGGAAACATGGAAGCACCGGTGCAGAAACAATGCAGTCAACCGGATTTATGCGCCATGTGTGTGAAACAATGCACTGCACGGGCCACGTTGCATTAGGATAAAAGATGACGGATCAAAACATTAAATTAACCATCTCCGCCCAGGACAATACCCAGCAGACTATCCAGTCCACCGGAAAGAGTCTGGATTATCTGGGTGGTACATTGACAAAATTATCCGTCCAGATCACAGCCTTTCAGGGTGCCTGGAACTCCGCAATGATGGTATTCCAAAAGGGAATGCAATACGCGGAACTTGGCGCGAAAGCGCAGCAGGCTGAGGAGTCATTCCGCCTTGTGGCTGCTTCCGCCGGAGCATCCGCAGATGGAATCCTCGCGGCAATGAAACGCGCATCCGCTGGCACTGTTGATGATTCTGATATCATGCAAAAGGCCGTCAAGGGCATGATCCAGGACATTCCCGCCGATCAGCTAAGTAAGATCATGGATGGCGCCAGAATTTCAGCCCGAGTCGCCGGTGTGGATGTCGGTGAAGCCTTCGCCTCAATCACAGACGCCATCGCTAATCAGATGCCCCGATCACTGAGGCAATTCGGCTTAATTTCCAAAGAGCAAATGACCATCTTTAACAACGCCGTTGCTGAAGGTGTGGATTCCGTAAAACTCCTCGATTTCGTCATGGAGAACATGGAATTACAAGCCGCAAAGATGGGGAACCCATTGAAAAACGCTGCTGAACAGCTGCAGATATTTAAAGCCCAGGCAAAAGATACTGGTGAAACCATCGGCAAATTTCTTCTCAGTGTTTTGCAAGGTCTATATGGGGAAGTACAATGGTTGGTATCCGGCTTCATGGGTATGGCATCGGCGATTACATATATCCAATCGGCCATATATTCCGCGTCTGCATATATGCATGAAAAAGTAGGCGACAAAGCTGGCGCCGAAGCATTGCGGGCCACAGCCGGGGAATTGAGTGACAGAGCTGATGTCTTATATGGTGCCGCAGACGAGCTAAACAAGAAAGGCTCTTCAAATGTTACTGGGGTAACGTCTACATCTCAGACCGATGTTGTTAGCAATCAAAATAAAAAAAGAACGGCCGATGAAATAGCTGAAGATAATAAACGGAAGGATGCTGCCGCGGCTGCCCTGGTTGCTCGTGCACAAGCCGCAAAATTGGCTGTTGAAGCCATGAAGGTGATCGACAAAGACTATTTTGAGACTCAGGCTCAAAATATACAGCATAATTCAGAAATGGCCAAATTGGCCTCACAAAATGATTTAATCACGGCACAGACCACACTCGATGCTAAAACTGGTCTAGATCAGCAATATTACACTCGGACAAAAGCGGAGATCTTCGCCGAGGAAGCAGCGCGATCGGACACCGATAAGAAGAAAATCAGTGGGGCCATATTCACATCAGGGAAACTACAAGCGCTGGACGCAGAGATGGCCAAACGCAAGCAGGAAGCCGCTAACACGCAAATAGAACTCAATGCGAAGATAGATTTATCCAACAGGGCAGCACTTAATTCTTATGCTGCCTGGGACCAGGATACACAAGATAAGTTAACGGAAAATACGCGCAATGGCTATGGGAAAAGGTTCGCAATCACCGCCGAACAGTACGATAAAATTCGCGACTATGAGCGGATGACCGGCCAAGAGACGACGAATGATGAGAAACAGACCATTGACGAAATTATGGCCATATATCAGACCACCTTCGTCGGCGGATGGAAAACCGGCCTCCTGGAAATATCTGATGAATTCACAAACATCGGTAAAAACATGACCGATGCCACCAAGAAAATCTTTGGTACCATAACCGATGCGCTCACAGAATTTCTCACTACCGGATCCACGAGTTTTACCGACCTGGCCAATTCTATTATCAAGGATCTGATCCGCGTTCAGATCCAGGCAAATATCACCGGCCCACTGGCAGGATTGCTAAGTGGATCATCCGGCTGGAGTATCGACTGGGGCGAACTGGGCAGCATGATTTCAGGATCAGCAAAGGGTAACGTGTTTGAATATGCCCGAGTTGTTCCTTATGCCAATGGCGGTATCGTCAATAGACCCACTTTGTTCCCAATGGCCAACGGCGCCGGGCTGATGGGTGAAGCCGGACCGGAAGGAATATTCCCGCTGCGGCGCAACAGCAGAGGCGAGTTGGGAGTAGTCGGTTCCGGGCAATCTCAGCCGGTCAATATCACGGTGCAGTTAGACAATAAATCCGGGACGGAATTGAAAACAACAAGTTCGCAGACGAAATTTAACGGGCAGGCATACATCGTCAATGTCGTAGTCGATGCAGTAAGCCGCAATGCCGGCGGGGCAAAAACGAATCTACAGGCAGCCTTATTCGGAGTCGCATAAATGTCTACCTGGCCGTCAACATTACCGACGCCTTCCTGGGGTCTCGAGGAAGAACATTACAAACCGCAGGACAAAATAGAATTCGAGGCCAACTATGTCCAAAGTAGACCCTTATCGACGCGAGCCAGGGATCGCTGGGGAAACCTGGGCTGGGCGTTGATGAGCGAGGCCGAATATCAAATATTGGAAGCCTTTTTTGATGCCAATCAAGGCAATACTTTCACCTTTGTACATCCGATGACCGGCGTGTCTCGTACATGTCTGTTCAGCACGGACAGTATTAAATCAAAATATAAATCTCCGGGCTGGCGACAAGACGTGCAATGCCCGATTGAGGAACTATAAATGCCGCTGCCTTTATCCGACATCGCGACTCAGGAAAAAAACAAACTCGGGACCGACAGCATCTTTTTGCTCTTCCTGCAGTTGATCGTGCCCGGTGATGACGATCTATATTATGTCCGCAACAGTGAAAGCATTGACTGGAATGGCCAGACCTGGAATCCGGCGCCCTTTGAGATCGACAGCGTCACTGAAAGCAAGGATGAGGTGCCGCAAACGAACCTGAAAATCAGTAATATCTCAATGGCCATGCGACGCGTGATTGTTAAGTATGATTACTATTTGAAAACGCACGCGACCCGGATGGTTGAGATCTCTTTTTTTATTGTGAACACGAAATCGATCGCGGCGGACGCGGCGTGTGATCCGGAAGATGAATGGCGTTTTCAAATCGCGGATATACATATCGATCATGACTGGGTATCTCTCGTGTTGAGCGCCTACAATCCCTATAAGCGCCGTTTTCCGCAATATAAAATCATGAAGGACGGCTGCAATTTTATTTTTAAATCGGCGCTGTGCGGTTATACGGGCACCGCCGCATCATGCGATAAGACGCTCGGGCGATGCCGCGAGTTGGAAAATTCCGCACGTTTTGGTGCATTTCCGGGAGTGGGTTTTGGTGGAATCGTCGTTACATCTCGTTAAAGATTTGATCGGGATCCCGTTTCGCGACGGCGGCAGGGATATTTCTGGCCTGGATTGTCTGGGCCTGGCGATATTGGTCGCCTCGCGTATAGGCAAGCAGCTTCCCGATTTCCGGATATCCTGCAAGGAGCCCGGTAAAATCAGCGACGCCGTGGCGATGGTCCGCGCGACTATGTCTTTCCGGCGGGTGCAGGTACCGCGATTCGGCGACCTGGTGGCGATCAAAGCCGATCCGCGCATCCCGGACATTATTCAGCACTTCGGAATTTATCTGGAAGGAGATCGCTTTATCCATGTGACTCCCTCGCAAGGAGTAATTATTACGCGCATTGAAGGTTCATGGAAACGACGGCTGGAGGGGATTTATCGATGGTAAATGACGATATAATCGCAGTCCTTCAGCGCAATCCCGTCGATGCAAACGACCGCGTCGTGAAAAGCTTCGCCCACGGCATCACTCTGGAAGAGTGCCTGAAAGCCTTTACCTATGAAAAAATCACGGAAGAATATGCCGTCAAAGTCTGGATAAACGATGCAGAAATCATCGAGGTCAACTGGCTCTCTGTACCGGAGAGCGACTCGCGAATAGTCTTCTGTGTCATGCCGGCCTACGAGGGGCTCGCGGCAGCAATAGCTTACATTGCGGATGCCATTATTTCCTATCTTGAAGTGGAAAGCCTGTATGTTGCGGCAGCCTGTTATTTAGCAGCAGCCGTCCTCGTTGGCGGAGTTGTCGTAGGCGGCATGATGGCTTTACAGGCGCTGTTTGCGCCCAAAGCGCCGGGCGCGATCGGCGACGGCACCAGCGATTCGTCAACATACACTTGGGGCAATAAGGTCAACGTTCCATATCAAGGCGGCGCCGTTCCCATACTGTTAGGCAAGATGCGCGTCGTTCCTCCCAGGATTGGCCTATACGTCGAAACTGCCGATGGCAAACAATTCCTGAATATGCTTTTTCTGGTTGCCGGGCACAAGATTGATTCCATCACCGGCGTCCGCATTAATGAGATTCCGATCGAACAGTACAATCCAGAGGGAATGGAAGTGCAGATAAGGTTCGGCGACATCAACCAGTCGGCCATTCCCTTTTTTAGTTCGACCCAATCCGACCAGGCCGTCGATGTTAAATTGACAACCGACTGGGTGTCGCGTCTTACCGAAGGCAACACCGTGGAGGGGCTGAGCATCACGCTGGATTGCCGCCGCGGCCTCGGGGTAATTTCCGGTAACAGCACTGCGGAGTATTCGTTCGACGTGGAAATCGAATACCGGCAAGTGTCACCGGTGGCGGAAGAGGCCTTCAAAAAATTAGTATCGCAGACGGCCATAGGCGGTTATACAGACCTTATAGTTCCGACAAGCCGCTGGTCGGTCGGGTTTGCCAAGCCGGCGGGATATACCATGATTGGCGAGCAAATCATACCTAATAAATCCAGTTATTACCGGCCCGACGGCATTGCCGACGGTATGGACTGGGTAGAAGTATCAGACGGTGGCGTAAATCCCGATCCCGCGGCTCATTCGCCCGGCGATCCGGCAAACATTGACTTGGAGGTTTATCCCGCGGATCTGCCGAAAAACTGGGAGTGGCGTTGGATTGAGTGCGCTCCTACCGAAGGTCCGCCGGATAAACTGCCGCCGCCCGACGAATACGGATTTATAATATATAATGATCCTTACGAACAGTGGTCAGCCTGGTGGATTGGCTACTGGAAATATTTTGCCTGGGGTACATATAACGAAATACCAGCGCCGACCTTCGGCGCGCCGCGGCCACAAACAATCCAGAAACTAGACATAACGACGACTTCCGATCCACATTACACGCTGACGGCGTCACAGCTCGACGCTTATATAGTGAGCGTTCCGACCGTGCAAAAACTGACACCCGGAGTCTATGAGGTGCGTGTGCGCCGGGTGGCCGATCCCGTCGGTACGCTGACCACGCTGGATGATTGCTGGTGGGACGCGCTGGAGGAGCGTGTCTATGATCCCTTCCAATATCCCGGATCGGCATTGCTCGGCTTGCGCATTCAGGCTTCGGACGAGCTGGCCAACTCTATTCCCGTCGTGGACATGATCGCGGAACGCAAAATGGTCGATGTAATGTATCCGGCGACGGATTTAACGCTTTATCCCGATGGCTGGATGCCCACCCCTAAACCAGCCAATCAGCATGCCTGGGCGAGTTATGATGTCCTTTACAACTCACGTTATGGAGCACATGAAGCGCCGGAGAATTTCGATCTGGCTGACTTTGAACGCTGGGCTGCCCGCACAACGGAAAAAGGCTGGGAATGCAACCTATACATTGATCAGACCGGTGATGTGACCGGGGTATTGAGCCGGATCGGGTCCACCGGAATGGGCGGTACGGCGAAACTCGGCCGCAGGCATGTCTGCATCGTGGATGCCCCGGAAATCGTCGGCACGCGCCGCTTTTTATTCACCGCGGGGAATATAGCATCAAAGTCCTACCAGGAAGATTTTCTCGGGGCGCTGAATCGGGCCAACCGCCTGGAAGTGATCTATTACGATCAAGATGCCGATTATACCAAAACGCCGATGATCATCAAGTCCGAGGACAGCGATAATGAAGAAATCCCGGTGCAGTCCATCTCTTTGGATCTGATCGGTTGCACAAGCCGCAATCACGCCATTGCGCTGGGCAATATGATCATCAAGGCCAATCGTTATCTTACTCGCAGAGCAACCTGGCTGGCGGGCATCGATTCGCTCGGCTGCCGCATCGGTGATGTGGTCGAGGTTCAGTTATATGACAACCCCAGCGGCCGGGTTGCTGAAGCCACAACATCGACTGTTCGGCTGGACACGATCGTCGAGCTTACCGGGCCATCCTCGATTGTAGTTAAACATTCCACGGACGATACCCTCGAGCAAAAACAGATTGCTAGTTTAATCGTCGATTCGCCCTGGGTGGATCAATTAGGAACCGGAGATGCTTATGGCGCCGGAGCGGTCGTGACGGGCATACAGACGTATTGTCACTGGAAATGCATTCAAAATCATCAGTCCTCGCCGGCGATCCTTTGCGGCGACAACCGATACTGGGAACAGATCGGTTCCGGACTTAATATCCTCGGGACCTGGTCACAAATACCCGCGCAATATGACGTTTATTCATTCGGTCTCGATGCCGAGGTGACCAAACTGATGAGGATTGTCAATATTGAGAAGGATCAGAATTTCAAAAAGAAAATCACCGCGATGGAATATCTACCTCAAATATATGAAAATGATATGTCCATTACGGTTCCCATCACTGAACCGGTATTCCAGGGCGTCCGGAACCTGGTCGCCGAGGAAGTATATGTGGCCGGAGGAACCTTTGGCATCGCTTTGAGCTGGTCCGGCGCCGCCACGAAATGGCAGGTTTACATTCGTCGCAGTGTAGCGGCCTTCTGGGGTTTCATCGGCGAAACCGCCATCCCGTCTTACATAGTGCGGAATCTTTCGCCGGGCGAGACGTATGATCTTTGCGTCACGACCGACGGCAATCCGGCGCAGGGCAAGATCGTCACAAAGGCGTTCAGTGGTGTTCCTTCAGTTCCGCCGCCGGCTCCGCAGAGTTTTATCGCCTCCAAGACCGGCGATTTTATCTCTATTTCCTGGGCTGCGACGACGGATTTATCAATTACCGGCTACAACATCACCATGAACGGCGCCGCGCTGGTTGAAGGCTATGCCGGCAATAATTATGTCACGAGCGGCCAGTTGCCCTCCGGGACGTATGTATTTGCGGTCACAGCAACCAATCGGTTCGGCCAGACAAGCGAAGCGGCATCATTCACGCTGGAAATCACGCCCTCCGGGAGTTCCGGCGGGCAGACGGGTTCTAACGCCAAATATATACTGAGCGCGGGAGTGCTGACCTTTACCTGGACATGCTCATCCGATCCACAGATTGACCGCTATGACGTATTCAAAGCGCCGTCAGGCGGAGCGATCGCTAATGCCGTTTTCGATGGGTCCTTCGCCGTAGTCTCGGGCATTTCCGCCGGCGCCTATTCCACTGCTTACGATTCCAATTTTGGCCGTTACTTTATCCGCGCGCATTACATTGACGGCACAATGGCGCAGGTTTATGAAACATTTGATATTAATATCCTTGCCCAGGTACAATCGATAACCGTCCGTGTGGCCGAACCGAATATTGTAGTCACCTGGCCGGCTGTCGCTGACGCAGAAAAATACGAGATTATAGTTGATAGCGGAAATATCGCCCAGCAGTCCTGGTCGACCGCGACGCAGTTTTCTTTCCAAATCCCCAAATATGACGCAGTCGTGAGGATTCGGGCCTGGTCTAAAGATGGACGATGGTCCAAATGGCAGGAAGAGGAAGTCGCCGTCGCCGGCATCTATAACTGGAACGAAGTCATTAATTTCTCGATCGCTTCTTTTACCGGCGGCAAATATGTCAACATGGCCTGGATCAACGGCAATACGGTGCAGCGGCCGTCGCTTCTGGGCGGGACCGTGGCAGCGCCATATGCCGCTAATATCAACGATTCTGACCTCTTTAACTTCGCGGAAGCCTATAGCGCAATCGCAGCAGGAAACTTTCTCAATACGCCGGCGAGCTGGTTCCGGTCGGATTGGTGGACGGAAGAAGATTCATATTTTGAAAGCCCGATTTATGACCTGGGCGCAATTTATTCCGGCAGGCTGACGTTTTCGTTAACCAGGACAGTCACTGATTACGGGACATCCGCGCCATTGTCGGCCCTGGACGACATCCTGGCAAAATATCTGAGCAAATATACGATCGATGACCTGACCGACTCCAGCACCCATTTGCAGGCAGATATTGACATATCTGTGGATGGCTTATCCTGGCAACCAGCAGAAAACGGTGCATGGGTCACGATGCGATACGCGAAAGTGCAGGTGTCAGTCATGCAGGCATCGCCGCTTACAGATATAAAAATAACTGCCGGCGCAATCACTCTTGATGTTCCTGACGTGACGGAGAGCGGATCGAAGCAATTAACCGGCGGCGCAACGTCGATAACGTTCGCCTGCACGAACAAATTCAACGCGGTCCATTGCGTTATTTGCAGTGCAGCCGGAAATGCAAAGGCCTGGTGCGGCGTGGTTAATGTAGCGAATGGGATAGCGACTATCACATTGAA